GATGCAGATCTAACAGCTAGAGCGCCAGTATTAGTAAAAGAACCAAGAGGAAAATCATCTTCAAAATTTCTGCCTTTATCAAAAGAAGTCCTTACTTTGAGATAGAGAGTTGAGGTAGCACAGTTAGTGAAATATAATGCAAAGTTATTTAAATGATCCACAGGTATTGGACCATACAACAATACTGCGGTTCCAGTAGTAACAGCATTGGCAGCAGAAAAATCTCTGGTCCAATAGATTGCATTCATTAATTTCCTTTTCTGCCATCAAAACATATTTGAATACTGCTAGCAGCAATAGCCATAGGAGAAGATCCTTTAAGAACAAGTTGATCAAAAGATCTACCAAACAATTGATAAATTTCAGTTTCTCCAGGCTTTATCTTTGTGGTTTGGTTCGCAAACAAGGAAAAGTTTAGGGTAGCACAAAGTCCATGGCTGAACGCGGCGAACTCAACGTCTAAATGGGAAGCGCCCCCATTTTTAATTATCACACAATAAGTCTCAAATTGTTTAACTGAAAGCGTACCCATTGTCCCCATCGTGGCACTAATATCATTTTGTGAAACAAAGAGTTCAGTAGAAAATTTACTCATTAGCCATTTCTTCCATTGAATGAAATGTTAATATTAGCTGCTGCAATAGTAGCTGTGGCAGATCCCTTAATAACCAATTGATCAAAAGCGTGATTACTCATTTGATACATCTCAACACCAGAGGCTGCTATTTGTGAAGCTGTATTTGTAAATAGAGCCCGGCTTAAAGCAGCGCTAATGTCATGACTTAAAGAAAAGAACTGAACTGCTAAAGCAGCACTGCCGTTGTTTTGAATTGATACAGTAAAAGACATGTATTCTTTAACCGAAACTGTAAGCAAGATCGGCTGTGTAGCACTAACTACTGCATTTGCTGCTGTAAAAAGATTATTGAAAAATTTACTCATTACCTGGCCCCCCGAAATTTCCTTCGTTTAACGAAGCGTGGACGTTGAATCTGTCTGTTTTCTGCCCATATTTTTATTTGATTTATAAGTTTCTCATATTCGGTAATAGCTACAGCTAAGCTTTCAGCACTACCCTCTTGCATTATCAATGCTCTTTTATATATTCCCCAACTCATAGCTTCATGCCAAGTTTCAGGTATTAAGGAAGTAGAAGTTCCACTTGCTAAATCAAGAAGTTTTTTCACAAAGAAATATTTCACAGCACTGTCTGCTGTTCTTCTTGGAATAGGTCTAAACAAAACACTATCTCCTTTAAGAGCATATGTGGTTATATCTCCAACAGCAGTAATTCCATTAAAATGACCATGTCTAAAATCTTTATCATTAAGTGACATTGGACTAATTTCTATTGGATCTTCAATGTTGTCTACAATCCACTCCATTCGAACAACTTTAATCACAGAACTATTTAAGGCATATTCATCAGTTCCATCAACAATATTTATTGTTGTCTCCGTTACAAAATATTGCTCAAAGCTTTGCATGATAACATTTTGCAGAACTGCCTGTTCTCTATTAAAATAATTTAATAAAGTGGTGTCTCTAAAAAAATTAGAACTATCATCTGGAAAAGTTCTAGATGAATCTAAGGGCTCATTTAAAAGATCTCTTGTAAGATCTATTACTTCAATTACTGTCATATTCGTAATATTTCTTTCTATACATCATTCGGGCACGAGACTTTGATTGTACTTCTGGTCGCTTCCAGTCTGTATCTTCTACAAACATACTGATCATTTCGTTATTCAATATGTAATAATTATCTTTAGCCGAATTTAATAATTTTCTTTTATATTTAGCTTTGCCTGACTTGTCTGTATTTAAGAAGTTTCTCTTGGCTCTATACTTCCAGCTCAAATGAAGATCTTTCTTTTGAGTGTCGGCTGAATAAAGCCAATAGACAATCCTATGATCCAGAGGAGCAAATCTTTTGCCTGCCCCTGGATCATAGATATTATGAGTAATCGGGGTGATGATACGATCACCCCATGGCATTTTTCTCCATACTTCCCATAGAGAATTGCCATTATTCCACGTTACGTAAAGCCTATCGTCATAAGCTTTAATAGAATTAATTACCCGTTCATTTTGGTACACTACTTCTCCGCTCTACCAGTATCGAATCTAAGCATTCCCACAATTCCAGCAATGGTAGCTGTGGCAGATAGATCAATACTGATCAAGGATCCAGCAGTAATTAACTGAGGACTAGTTGGGCCAGCTATTAACTGAACCCCACCAGAAATAGCTAATGCTGGAATAACAAATGTGGTAGCAGTGACATTGTTTACTTTTACTATAGCGTTGAAAGTTAAAGCCGAAGCTGTTGTTGAAATTAACAGGTCCGAAATTTCACATGCTATAGGAACAATACCAAGATTGTGTCCCACAACTGTAGCACCAGCAGATCCTTGAAACTCTAGATCCAAAGTTTTTAGATAGGAATCATTATCAATATTACTCAGTCTAATCATGATTTACCCCTTTCTATAATCTTGTTCTAATGTCGCGGATAACAGTGTTACCGTTTCTGTGCTCTACTCCAAGCTGTAAGTAAGCTTTGATAAATGCTTCCCACCTATCAAACCCTGTAACATGTTTGATAATAGAACCATCTTCATCAGCAAATCCAAAGTCTTTTAAAACATACCATTGAATTGCTTCTCTATTAAGCAGATAAATTTCATTAAATGGCGCTTGTAAATCCTGAATTAAGTCTTTTGAATTATATGTCAAAGCTCCTCTTCCAGAATCAAAATCTTTGGTCGCATATCTACGATCATTACTTACACTATCCAAAAATGCTGTAATCACATCGTATTCACCCATGATTAGATCCGGCTCTCTTCCAGAAGATCGTTTGTTCGCATCAAATGCTCTTTGCATTAGATTTGAATCAATCAATCGCTCAGTCTGAGAGTTAGCCAAAACATTAGCATTCCATATGGACTGTGCGTCGGCATCAATATTTTGAAGAGTTACTGTTGAAAGCATACCCCCAGAATATCCATATACATGAGCTTGAGTTGAATCATCAACAAGTGCGCGAAGACCTTTAATCTCAATTCCAAGTCCACCAGCATCATTATTAAAAACGAAGTTAGTAGAAGCAGACACATTATCCATAGAAGCCGAAATAGTAATAGTATCAGTTAGAGTCCCAGAGTTAACAGCAATTGTGGTAGCTACCACGGTTGCTCCAGAATCTCCAGAAATCGAATCACTATCTGCTATGGTTCCAACTTCAATAGACGCGCCGACATTAACATATCGGGCTCCAGGCTGACCAGGAGTTGCGAATTGGTTATGAACACTAATAGAAGTCGCACAAGAATCCGTAGATACCTGAGCTAAAATACCAAGTCCTTCACCATATGTTTGTCTAGTACAATCAAACTGAATATCGTTTGTAGCACCTTCCATCTCATGAGCCATTGCTTCAGCAAAAGCATTCTTAGAACTAGCCATAACCTGACCTGTCAAATCAATCCTAGCGTAAATATACGCAGCGGTTATCCTTGACTCAACATTGGTTTGTTGACCAGCAGTAGGTAATGCAGCAGCTTCCGCTCTTGCACCCACTCCAGCATTACGTCTAGTATGAACCGGGAAAACAACTCTTCGTCCTGCGAATTGTCTGCTAGATTCTACTAACCATTTCTTTAGTAAAATTTCATTATTTAATTGTTCTCTGATTAACCCCTCGTAAAACTCTTTCAAGACGCTGTCAAAGTTCGACATCGTTTGCATTTTTTATCCTTTCGTTTTTTTAATTATCACCATAAACCCGAGCAGCCATTTCTCTTGCTTCCTTAAAAGTTTTAGGCTTATCTTCTGGCTTAAGATTTCTTATGCCTTCAGAACCCGTAACTTTTTTAAGAGCTGCTTTCTTCTTGTTTTCTACCATTTCTTTCCACTTGTTCTGCAAATGCGTAGAAAACTTTTTGTGGCTATACTCAGCACAATCTTCCCAAGCCCATTCAGGACGTGCGCGCTTCATTGCATACACATGCTCTTCATCAAGCTCCGGGTAGATATCTTTTAAAGAAGATACTGTTGTTTTAATTCTGTCTCTTTCTGACTGAGTAGAAACATCATTGAGAGTCTTTTTGATTTCTGATAATTCTTGCTTAAGAGTATCCATTTCTCGGGTCGTACCAACACTGTTTTGGTCATCGTAACTAAAATCGTCCGTGTTGGTTTTGTTTGCCGAAAGCAATCGATCCTCATAATCTCGTCTTAACTCCATCTCTTTCCTATAAACCCCATCCTGAACTTTTACATCCATCTGAGCTTCAAAGGTTTTTAACTTTCTCTCTACGTCCTTTCGCTTATCATTAACTTTTTTAAATCTAGCGTAAGGAATGTTTCTATTCTCGTCTGATTCAAAATCAAACTCATCCTCTTTAGTTTCAGTTGACGATTCTGTCTTTACGTCTTCTTTAGTCTCAGCTGACGTCTCTGTGACTTCGGTTTTTACGTCTTCCTTGTTTTCTTCTGACATGCGTCCTCCCGTTTTACGACCGTCGTCGAGTTATGCTCCCTCTACTACTTGAGAACCAAAAGGTGTCCCGTTAGCTGCAGGATTTGGAGCTTGCTCCTGAAGCGGTTGAATCATTTGTAAATGTGCCTGAAGAGTATTCATTGCAATTGTTTGTCTGTCTTGAGGCATTCTTCTGAACTCTGGTGTTTGTAAAAACTCCGAGAATCGTTTTACGTAAAGAACATGATTATCAAATGGCATAACATCTGGCTGTTCTCCGTTTTTAATCCTTTCAATATCTTCAGCAATAACATTTTCAAAAGATGCTTGGTCACCAACTATCAAACCAAGATCTCCGTTAATGAAAGCTCTTAAGAAAGAATTAGGATCTGTGATAATTCTTCTATCCCACATATCTAATAACTTTTGTTGTTGAACTGTTTTTGTAGAACCTAAAAAAGATTCTATTTGTATTGATACATCTGTTTGGTTTTTTAAATCAGTTCTATCAAATTCTTTAATTAAAATTTCATTGTCTTGTCCTATAATTTTTAAAGTCCTAGGATCAACATAATGTTCATTTGCAAGCATCAACCAATGTCTACCAGCTGCGATGAGAGCATTTTGAACATTCTTAATAATTGGTTGAACAATTACATCTGCAATTTCAGCAGCAGTTTCAAGAGCTATACCAGCAGTAATTTGAGGAGCTCCAGGAATTGATCCAGCTTCTCTTTCTCCACTAATATCTCTTATGTCAGCAATATCTTGCTCTTGAGATTGAAGAACATAATTAGGAAGAGAAGCCACAGGTAATTGTTGCGGTCTTGGTAAATTTGGGTTAGACTCTACTACTTCGCCTTCTTCATCCGTTAAAGCATCCTCATGCATTCCATGGCCCTTGGGTGCCCACCACTTAATATTCGCCATAATAGCAGAATTTTTAGCAACCTGAGTTCTGGCTTGGTTATATCGTCTCTGTAAAGGAATCAGTCTTGTTACTGTGGCTTGACCATAGAAGTTGAACGGCTGTTCCTTTTCATCAATCTTAAAAAATGGATATTCTAAAATACCATTTGGGAATGTTTGAAAATCAATAAGTCTTTGACCCACCACAGTAGCAACCACACCCTCTGGATAAATCTCATTTGGTTTAAGCCAGAATTCTTTTACCAATACTATGCTGTGTTCTTTTATCTTTGAATCTTTCTCTTTTCTTGATTGATCAATTCCAATCACAGATGAAAAGATAGGAGATTGAAGACGGTTAACGAAAGATTCAAACTCGGTCATCTCTGCACCTAGTGTGATCTCATTCATATCAACATGAGGATAAGTCTCTCTTAATTGACGCACAGTCATGGTGGATCTATCAAGTATCCAGTTAGCATCCTTAACCCCAGTAGCTCCAGCACTTGCCAGAATAGAGAAAGGAGATTTAACAAAGGTCTCGATATCTCCCAAAAATATTTCTTCAAGATCTTCCTCACCATCTTCTCTCAAAGCTAATACTTCTGGATCTTGATTCTTTTTTGGCTCCGACACCTTATCGCCTGTTGATGGATTCCAAAGAACTTTTAAAAAAGAGGTTCCCATTATATTCATCAGCAAAGACAGAGTTCCAAGCTTGTCATCCATGTCTTGAGTCTTCCAAAGATATTTTACTAAAAGCTCAGATAGCTGACTCGCTTCTCTAATGTCCCGTTCGTTTTTGTCGGGTACTACAGTTAGGATTGGTGAATTTCTAGACATCTTTGAAGTTCGGACTTCTACAAAGGGAGCTATTCTATTAACGATTATTTCATCGTTATCTAGATCTCTATGTAGAGTTCCGGTCATTGGAGAAAATGTTAAATGTTGATGTCCTAGATAGTAGGAAAAATTTACCGCCCATTGAAATTCTTGTGGTCGGCGTTCTCTTATGGCGTCGTCATGTAAAAGACTTACCCAACTTGCCCATTCTTGCTTAGTTTTTGGAAAGTCGTGTTCTTTAGATTTATCAATCTTTAGATCAAATGCCATCGGCTACCTAGTCGTAGTAGCCTTAAGTCTAGCTTAAAATCATTAAAATTAAATCTTGTACATTTTATTAACATCTTGTGGTTTATCTTTCTTCTTAGCTCTTTCTAAATCCACCTGACACGATGCATATTCAGTATAATCTCTGCATATGAGCTTGTCAACTAGCTTCTGGAGCTCTTTGGTCAGGATTACATCTCTGACAATGATAAATGCTAGTAAAAAATAGACTATTATTTGTTCAGTCATTTATTATACTCCAATTATTCTGGTCCTTCACAACTCGTTCCAGTTTCATCAACAGTAACCAATAATCCGTTTTCAAAAGAAAGCGTCGTTGTTTCATGGTCTTGATTGTCTGTATCCCAAACGCACAAATCTACAGCTTGAGTTAATCCAGAAGATCCGTCTTGAGATTGATAATCCTGAGATCTGAATATTCCTGCACTAACCCGATTACTCACAGTCAGGTTACTTCCGGTTCCGGTTATTGATACAGGTCCTGATACTTCCAGCTTTGCACCAGGAGATGTTGTACCAATTCCTACGTTGCCGGCAGCTTTAATTCGTATACGCTCAAAGTTTGAAGAACCGGATCTGGTACCAAATGCAAAATCTCCATTGTTTAAACCGCTTTGCCAAAAAGCCACGTTGTTTGTTTGATCTGCAACAAATCTAATCCCAGGTTCGCCAACATCTGAACTAAAAAATACTGCCACCTGGGTAGTATTTCCATCAATGTCAAGCGTTCCACTTGAACCCACCACACTTAATGTAGTCTCAGGAGATGTTGTACCAATACCCAAGCTGCCTGCATCATCAAGAGTCATTTTGTTAGAACCATTAGTTCTAAAAGTCATGTCATTGGTCACATGACTATAACGAACAGATCCTGCATCATTGTCGGCACTATCAGCAAAATTAATTGTACTTTCTCCAACACCAGATTGACCGCTAATTGTGATTCCTCCAAAAGAATCCTCAACATGTAACATATCTGCAGTTGAAGCTGGGGTTACGCTTTGGTCTGAACCTTGGATATGAAGTTTTGCATCAGGCGTTGTGATTCCAATTCCAACACTGTTAGCGCTGGCATCCACATATAATGTGTTGGTGTCTACTTCTAGGTCATCCGTAATACTTGCCCTAGCAGAGACAGTTAAATCGCTAAGAACTTCTAAATCTTTGTTAAAGCGAGCGTCTCCTACCTCTAAAGATCCAGCGGTAGCGCCTCCTTGAAGAGTAAGAACAAGATCACCATTATGTCTTATAAGAAATTGTCTTCCGTCTGTAAGACCTCTATTATTCCAATCTATTGAAGCCTGAGCACCCATAACCTGAACAAATCCAGAACTTCCAGATCTTATAGTGGTTCTATTCGTGTCTAATCCTCCCAGGATTATTCCGGTGTTTGTAGTAATTGTCTCAATATCTTGTGTGGTACTTATATTTCCAGAAACATGTAATGCCGCTAGCGGAGAAGTAATTCCTATTCCAACATTGTCACCAGAATTATCACTATCGAAAATAGCTCCAGCCGTAGTGGAAATCATTCCAGATGTTGCTATCATAAATGTCTCAAAAGGCGTACCGTCAGAATCAACAATACCCTCAATAAATTTTATAGTATCGGAAGAGGCATCATCAGTTACCGCCATGTTTATCAATTCTCTTCCAGCAACGCCAACAGGACCGCTTAATCTTAAGACACCATTTCCATTAGTAACGGTTCTAAAAAATATCGCGGAAGTGGTGTTGAACTCAGCGCCACCACCCGTAGTAAAAGACATTCTATCAGTAGCACTTGTTTCATTTCTAAGCCTAATTCTATTGCCGCTTGTGTCATAAAAAAAGGACCAGACTTGACTATCTGTTGTGTCCGAAAACCTAATTCCAGGATCTGTTGCAGTTTCTACTTCTAAAATTGATGCTGGACTAGTTGTGCCAATACCAACTCTGTTTGTTGTTGCGTTAACAACAAGAGTGCTAGTATCCACCGTAAAATTAGAGCCAACAGTAGCAGCAGAACTGACTGTTAAATTAGTAAACGCTCCATCCGTAGCTGTGATTATACCGCTTACTTGCAAATCCGAAGCAGATATGGTTCCTGAAACCTCTAAGGCTGTTTGAGGGATTGTTGTTGCAATACCTACCCTGTTGCTAAAAGTGCCGTTGGTAGCTGTTACTATGCCGCTCACTTGTAAATCAGTAGCAGAGATAGTTCCAGAAACTTCTAGCTGCGTTTGAGGAACAGTTTCATTAATACCCACAAGTCCAGTACCTTTAACTATAAAATAATCTCCATCAACAACATCCGTAGAGCTGATCATAAAAGGATCAATTACTGTCTGACTATTAGTGCTTATTTCAAGATAAGCGCTAGGAGTGGCGTTTTGAATTCCAATTAAACTATCTGAGTCTATTACTAAAGTTAAAGGATTACTGTCTCTTCCAATGGCAAAAAGATCTGTTGATCCAGGAATATATATTATGCTAGCAGCGTCATTATTATTCTGATGCCCAAATACAATAAGGGAAAATGCACTAATAACATCTACAGTTAATAATGAAATTCCTACAGTTCCTACTGAGTTCTCAATAACTAAATCATCAGCATTAGTAGCAGCAGTAGATACAGCAACACTTCCAAGAATATGAAGTCTTCCTTTAGGGTTTGTTGATCCTATACCCACATCACCATTAGCATCGATAACCATTCTGGTAATGCCGCTAGTAGACATACTAATAGCATTAGATGAGCTCACTATTTGCTCAGTCGTATTTCCTTCAAAAGATATTCCTCTAGTGGATATAGTATCTGTAGTGAAGGATATTTCTCTAGACATGCCAAAGTCTGGATCGATGAATAAAGGAACTCTTTCAGCCGCCATTGTAGCTGTGGCTAGAAAAATTAATGGTAATATTGCCTTCATATCGCGTTAAACCTCGGGACACCTATTCTAAATTGCATACTGGCTGTTGATGGAGCAAAGCCTAAAGGCTGTACTACCGCAGCTTGAGTTCTTGTGGGAACTGAGTCTATTAAAGCTCCAGCAGTGCCTAAGAACTTACTTCCAAGAACTAGAGTAGAAAATATTCCATCAAGTCTTCCAAGTTCCATAATAACAGCAGATAATCCGCTAGTAGCGTCACTGACTAACATTCCTACGATATTTTCAGCAGATGAAAAAGATTCATTTCCAGCTAATGTTACTATATTTGCACTGGCTGTTAATCTAACTATCTGTCCAGCAGATCCACCACCATCTCCCATTATATAGCCTGGAGCTCTCACCTGATTGGATTGACCTACTGTGGCAGATCCAAGAACAGGATCTAAATCTATTAATTCTATCACTTTGCCTAAACGAATAGATTTAAGGATTTGAAATCCCATTAGCTCACCGTATAATTAAAGGTTGATCTATTAGTCCATCTTTTAGTAAAAGTCGCAACACCATCAGCATAGGCAATAATAGTACCAGATGTTGCCTCATTGACTCTCAGGATTTGCCACACTGTGGATGATTGTGCCAATTGTGGCGTTGATTCAGCAAAGCCAACAAAAGTGAGTGAACCTGTCACATCAATTAAAGTTGTAAGATCAGTCATAATCCCATCTTTGTTTAGAAACGAAGAAAAAGCCTTTATCGATTAACATCTTCCTAGTCTCATCATTTGTCAGATCATATTTCTCAACTATTCTGATCTTTTTACAAATAATTGCCCACTTGCATTCCTTCTTATAATATGGATAAAGCAAATAAGGCCCGTCAGGACTCAGAAATAGAGTTCTGTCCGTTAATTTCGGAACTAATCGCTCTGCTGAGGAGCATGATATCAAAATGCAGGTTATCAATAACAGCCTGATCCCTTTTATCAAAGCTTCTAGACTCTTCTTCATATAGCTCCTTTTGATATTTAACGAATCTATCAATGTATTTTCTCTTCTGTTTGGAATCCCATATAGAGAGTGTAGATCTTGTTATCTCTAATATAATCCCTATATAGTTCACTTAATCAATACTACTTTATCTCTCGTTATAAATCTTAAAAGCGTGGTTATTGTTCCCCATACAGACACAAATAAAACCTCATTGCCTTTAATCCACCCATCAAAGCCAGGATGAAGTGGTGACAAAGCTGTTAGTAACCCCCACCAGAACATTTTAGACTTAAATACTGATTTACTCATTAAACCCTCCGATATTTCTTTCTTTTTACTCTTCTACTTTGAGAACAGTACTTTTCTAAAGACTCCCATTCTCTTTTTTCATTCTCTGTTAATGATTTGTTTAAATCAACTTTACTTTTGTTTTTGCCCCGCTCCGGAGGAAACATTATTGGCAAAACATCCTTCAAAGCATCAATTTGATCGTCATGGCGGCCTTTTGGAAAGCGAAGTGTCTGGTCAATAAGGGAATGCATGTCTCTTTTATAGAAAATCTTCCCCCGTTCAAAGAATGGCTGCAATGCGCGTATCCTAGCTTCCTTACTGCCCGAGTTTCCCGTAGGTTTTGACTCAACTATTGCAAAATAGACCTTTCTCTTCTCCATCTCAAAATCAAAAGCATACTTATAGGTCCTCTGAAGAGCATTAGTCTCCAAACTCACGGCTCCACCATCAACATGCATATTATATTTAATAACTTCCCTAAAAACCAAGTCCATCCAATCAGCTTGACTCACCTTTAACTGGTGATTCTCAATAACATAGATATTATTCTCACAATCAATGCCAATAACAAGGATTGCAGTGAAATCTGACCTCTTTGCTGTAGTTCCTGCTGGATCGATAGTCATAAAATAATTCAAAGTTGCAGGAACCGTCTCATAATACTGTAGCCATTCCTGCCTAAAGACTTGGTTCTCAGCATCAATAGGCTGATTCATATACTGACAAGAAAAGATCCATGATCCCTGAGACTTCTTCTGCTCCTCCAAAAACTCGGCAGTTAATCTTGTAGGAAAATAAAGAGACCCATCATCATTATAAGCTCCGCGAGTAATAATATCGAAGTTATCAACCTCATTATCCAATATATGACCATACAGATCTCCAAAGTGATATCGAGTACCGATAATGACTATTTGGGCTCCAGGATCCGCAATAGACAAAAGATACTTATAGTAATCAATTACCTTAGTAATTTGCTCGTGTGTATGAATATTTGAATTCGAAACTAAATCGTCAAGAATTAATAAATCATAATGTAAACCGACTTTTGTAGTTCCCAAGCTTGATACCTGAATGCTTGGTTCCTTGCCACCCACCTTGGTCCTAGTAGCCACCCTAATCTCAGTCTTAGTCCAATCTCCATCCCTGTTGCTTGCTGGCTTCATATTACCAAACACAAGTTTTAGATTCTCGTTACGTTCGATATGATCTTTAATCTCACCCAAGTAGAGAACTGCATTCTGATAGTTCTCAGTTCCAATCATTATCCTCGTATTCGGGTTGTAGCATAATCTATACAGAGCATAGCTCACCGTGGCTACCGTAGATTTAAAACTAGATCTGGGTAACAGAATTAGCTTCTTTCTTTTGTTCCAGGTTGTTATGAAATCACAGAGCTCTCTATGAGGCTGCTCTTCCATATCCGCATAGCCAAGAATGTGCTTGCAATAGAAATAGAAGTCATCCTCAGCTCTGGTCCTTAGTTCTTTGACTTTGTGAACATCACTACTTCTTGAGTAACTCATCTAACTTCTTTCCATGAAGATGCAAATGGTTCTCAGAGCTAGTCTCTGCTGGTACGAAATATTTAAGCAATAACTCAACAGCCTTGAGTCTCATATTATAATCAACATAACTATGGACCTGGCCTTTTCTTCCCACATGATCTTTAGTAGCTCCCAAGATCTCTACTAGAGTGTCAGCCAGCTTTCTTTCATTAATTCCAGCCTTCCTCAAGATCCTCATGAAGTTAGCTATTGGTGGGAGATCTACGCTATTTCTTGGTTTTCTTTTATATTTTTCAGAAACCGCACCCATGGCCGCTGTTACGGTGCCCTCTTTGGGGATCTCTATTATACCCTTAAGATTACCAACCTGGGTCTCTTCAGTCTTTTCGCCCAACATCACATCCTTTGTAACACTGTCTCTGTTATGAGATAGAGCCTATAGTAAAAATAGTGCTATATCCAATGGTATTTAGTTATGCAGTGTGGTATATAGGGGTGGTTGTCGAACTTAAGGAGTGCGATCATGTTTACAAAAGAAGAAATAAAATCTAAATTTATCGAATATCTGGGAACGCTTTGCCATGGGAGCAGAGAGGAAGATTACGGCACAGAAAGAGAGCTCGGTTTAGAATATGTTGGCAGCTTTTTAAGTTGGTTAGGTGTGGCTAGTAAAGAAGAACTGGGTAAGAACGTAGAACCATACATCTAATATAAAGAGGTGCGTTAATGAAAATAGCAGTCTACATCCGAGTTTCAAGCGAAGATCAGAATACTGAGATTCAAAAGGAACAATGCCTTGCATACTGCAAAATGAAAGGCTGGAGTGATATTGAGATATTCGAAGAAAAGATGTCCTCCGCTTCATTCAATAGACCGCAATTCAAAGCAATGCTCGATAAAGCCCTTTTAAAGGAAGTTAATGTGGTGCTCTTCTGGAAGTTCGATAGGTTCTCCAGATCCTTAAGAGAACTCATAGATACTATGGCCCTGCTGGAATCACATGGAGTTAGTATTGTGAGCATCTCAGAGTCCCTAGATACCACCACATCCAGCGGTAGACTGATGGTCCATATAATAGGTGCATTCGCAGAGTATGAGAGAAACTTGATCGCTGAGAGGACCAGGATAGGCAGAGAGAAGGCCATGAGCAAAGGTGTTAAGTTTGGGCCTAAGATTAGGATCTCTGCTCCGATGGTTAAGTCTATGAGGAAGAGCGGTATGACTTTTAAGAAGATTGCTAAGAAGTTGAAGTTTAGTAAGTCTGGCGTGTATAGGGCTTATGTGTCGTAGGGGTTGTGGATGGATACGGGAGAAAGAAAATG